TTATTATTCCTATGTCAACCGCACCAGTCCATTCGTGCCTTCTGTTAAGGCTAGGTCTTACTCGTATAATGAAGTCTTTTCGTAATAGTCTTGCTCTTACCCTTCGTTTTTTTCTAGGTGTCTTATCCATAATCTATCTCCTTTTTATCTTTGTACCCTTAAACTTTATGAAGGTAGGGTGCTTATTCTTACCCTTCTCTTTTAACCATTCTTCAGGAATAATCCTGTCATAGTATCTGAAGCCATGTTTCATACACCACTGTGCATACGTTGACTTAGCACCCTTGTTTAGTTTACTTCTACTGTTTGTAAATACAAATCGTATATCTAGATTAGGATGTTGTTTCTTTATACATAGATGTTTCTTTCTATCAGCTGCTAAGAATCTCCCTTTAGTTTCTATTATAATACCATTGTTTAATATAAAGTCAGGGGTATAGGTTCTGTAGGTTAAATCTTCCCACTCTATCTTAATAGATTCATAATCATACTTGTGCTTATGTTCTTTTAAGTATAAGGAGAGGGCATGCTCTAACCCACTCCTATACCCGTACTTTATAGCTTCTCTACGAACACTATGAGGTGACATTTAATTCAACATAGTTTACTAACTTAGGGAACTGTGCCTTAGATTTAACTGAAGGTAACTCTTTCAAGTTATCCCAACAAGAATGTTTGTAGTTACAAAAACTGCAACTAACCCCTAGTATCTTGTTGCCTGTAGGTTTACCCCTAAAAGTTTCCTCAACAGGTTCAAAGCAACGTGCAAACTTATTATGCTTTACAGTCTCTACTGTTGCTTCCATCTTCTTCATCTCATAGTCTGCATCAGCATTTTGTGCTGATACATATTTAAATGCACCATTAGCTTTATTGATTACCCACCAACCACCAATCTTTTTCTTGGCTGCTTTTGCATAACCTACAAGCTGACTAACGTAGCCAAAGGGGTCACCCTCACTCAATGTCTCAAAGGACTCAAACTTATTATCGTATGACCAAGCAGATGCAGACTTAACATCGTCAACTGCACCATCTATAACTAAGTCATACGTGCCTGATACCTTTGTGTCTCCTATATTTAAGGATACATTCTCAGGTTCTTCATACTTGACACCTGCACTCTTGAGTATACCCTTGAAGACTGCTTCAACTATATCGCCTAACATCATGTTCATCATAAAGTTATTTGGTTTAGCTGAAGCAACTTCAGGTTTATTCTTCTCAAACCACAGTTGACAAGTAGGTCTTCCTAAGTTGGACATACGTAAAGTGAAGTCACCCCTTTTGTTATCCCCACCAAACTGCTTTCGCAGGGCATCCATAACGTCATTGCCTACCTGTTGAATTACTTCTTCAGACATAGCAGACTTACCATTGACAGCATCAGACATGTACTGATGTACTGCGAGTTCAGCAGGATGGTTCATTATGCTACTTCTTCTGCATCAATGTCTACAAAGTCCTCGACTGTACTCATGTCTTCATCCTTCATGTCCCTGTTTGCATTCTCACTCCAAGCATTTATTATATACTCATTGTAATTCTGCACCCAAGCTACGAAGTCAGCGAACCTTGTCTGCTCTGCATCGCTTAAGTCTAATACAGATGTAACATCAAGAGATGTGACAGGTAGATAGAAGCTATTACCATTAGGTAACTTTCTCTCTTCTGTATTCGCTGTAACGATATGTTGTACAGGCAGTCTCTTCATCTTGGCGAGTTGAGAAAAGATAGCACCTACACTTTTAAAGGCATCCCTATTCTCTACTTCCCATATGAAAGGAAGACTTTCTACTTCTACAGGATTACCTGCACTATCTGTTGGATTGATTAATTCAATCGTACCAAACACTGCACGTACTCTTTTAATCTGTCTAATTAAATCCTGCATCTTCTCAGGCAATGCCTTGAAGTCCTTAATCCAACCTGATGGTTTACCACAGTTGAAGCCACCATCATTATCTTTTAAATCTATATTGAGATTGTCTCCCATGATAGTTTTAATGTAACGATTAGGTTTATCACCTGTGCCCATGACGAATCTTTTATACATGAATCTCTGCATGTATGGTCTTATCTTAGCTGAAGTAGCAAAGTAAGTATCTCCGTCAGGTATCTCAAGTTTGTAAGTACCACCCTCAACTACTTCGACTTTAGTCATCCTACCCTTAACCTCTTCTTCTCCCATGATAGGAGTGTGGTTAATTCGTAGCCTTGCTAGAGTACTCACTTGCTTCTTCTCAGAAGTGCTTTCACCTGACATGCCCATGACTTTAGCCATCGCTGAATAGTTGTCCTTATCAATTGTTATTACTTCATTTGTCATATATATTTCCTTTCTCTAGTTGTTAAAGTCTTATAGTTATATCAGCTAACATCTTTAGTGTCAAGCCAATTGTTTCCTATTTTTGCTTCTAATAATAATGGTACATTAAATGATATACCAAAGTGGGTTTCAATCAAACTATTCATCTGTGAATTGACATGTGTTATGATATCAAGTACCTGTCTTTCTTCACTAGGATGAACGTCAATTACAATAGAATCGTGTACACTATTTACTACACAACTTTGTATAGGTTTAAGTAACTCATCTATCTTTAGTAGAATCAATGGAACTATATCAGCAGTAGCAAAAGACTGAACAGGATAGTTCTTTATCTGTGTAAAGTGCGATACACTTCCATTTCTTCTTCTCTTTACATCAGGAAAAGAAAACTCTCTACCTGATGGTGTCTTTATCTTGCCTGTGTTCACAGCTTCTTTAGCCAATCGGGAATGCCATGACTTGATGCCTTTGTACTTCTCTGTGAAGTGGGAGTAGTACTCAGCTTCTGCTTTAGTTCTTCCAAATCCTGTTGCTCCATATAGCGGTGCAAACGTGTGTGCCTTCGCATCTTGGCGAGTAGTAGGTTGACCTGCATCTGTAATAACTTTAGACGTATACGAGTGAACATCGAACCCTGTAGAAACTTCATTTATAGCTACCTCATCTTGTGATAAGAAGGCAGATACTCTGAACTCTAACTGTGCAAAGTCAGCTTCAAGTATCTTGCCCTCATTCCAACGTGACACAAACACCTTCTTCACAGGAAACGTACCGCCACGTGGCATGTTCTGCATATTAGGGTCAGCACCACTAAACCTACCTGTTGAAGTTCTGTGTTGTAATAATCTCACATGAAGCTTTCCATCAGGCTTTAGGTATGTATTAATACCATCAACGAATGATGATAAGTATGTCTCAACTGCACTCAATCTACGTACATCATGTAAGAACTTCTCAGCTTCTTTCATGCCACGTTGTCTTGCTACACCTTCTAGTAACTCTAGTTGTGTCTTGCTAGTTGAGAACCCATTAGCACTTATCCATTTAGGATTAGGTGCATTAAACTTTAATCCCGCCACACTGTCCACAATATCAGTAAAAGTATGAGCATCCCCATTACAATTCTTACATTTGGTAGGGTTGGCATAAGGTGTTCCATCTTTCTTTACCTTTCTAATTTCTCCCCATCCATTACACTCAACGCAAGTAGATGCACGTTGCTTGTAAAGAACTTTAGAGTGTTGTTTAATATTTGTACGAAACATTGAGTCACTCATGTATGGCTCAAAGTTATTTGCCCACATAGCTTTATCATGTGGCTTTCTACTGTAGATGACCCAAGATAATTGCTCAGGACTATTAAGATTGATACGTATATCTCCCATGAGTTTACTCACTTGCTCATTCAAAGATACTCTCAAGTCTTTTCGTTCCTGTTCAAACTCTTTTCTAACACTATCTAGTGCAGTTATATCTACAGTAAATCCTCTTTGATATATCCTAGCTAGTGTAACTGCTACTCTATTCGTTAGGACTACAGTAGTCATCAGTCCACCATACTCACTAGAGTTTAGCTTTTTATATATCTCATTACTTAACTCTTGTGTAGCATGTAAGTCAGCAGATAGATACTCTGATAATTCATCAGCAGGTATCTCATCTACACCAAGACCTTTCTTGAAATACTCTTTTAATGTATCTTGCTTCTTAGTATTCAAGTTATATCTTTCTGCACATGCTTCAAGAGAGAGTGGTTGTTTCTGTCCACGTTGTAAGACATACTCACCTAACATTGTATCAAACACAGAGCCATCATACTTGAATCCACATTCCCATATCCACATCAAGTCATGTACAATATTGTGACCAATGAGAATAGTTGCTTCATCTAACAACTCTTGTAAGCCATCATAGTTATCTCTGAATAAATACTCCTTACCTGTATCTGTTAAGCAACCTACCATCACTAGCTTGTTGTCTTTCTCGAATGGGTCTAGGTGTAACTTACCATCTCTATGTGTTACTGTATTCTCTACGTCTAATGTTAGCTTCATGCTTCGTACCTCGCTGTTCTGTAATTCAATTCACAGTGTACACTACCATGCCAACCTGTCAACTTATTTTTAACTACATTTAAATGTCGTTGTGTATCTTCTTCATCTTGCCCTTCTACCTGTGGGTTCTTAGCAATCAGTATCATCAAGTCAGCTTCCGCTGCCTTACCTGTACGTGACCCTTCCATCATGGCTTGGTTCAGTATAACTTTACCTTCAGCTTCAGCAGATAACTGTGACATGTAAAAGACTGCACACTCATGTTGTTTAGCTATCTGTCTCGCATATACTGCATTTGCTTTTAGTGCTTCATCCTGCCTAGCAAAGCCCCCTGTACGTGCAAACTTATCTCCCATATCCAAGAGTACTACATCAGGTTTGTATGCTTTACATATGCTCTCAACCCATGCCATATCTCTGCCTGTCGCATCCTTAATCTTGATTCTATCTTTGACAGGTGCATACAAGTCACGTGCTTTAGCAGGGTTAGCTTTTATCTCTCGCATTTCCATACCTGTCGATGCAGTCAAGTATCTTGCACCTACTCTGTGGTATCCTTCTTCGTTACATAGGATAATGCAGTTAGCACCTTGATGTGCAAAACCATTTGGACTAGCAATCAGACTAGCATGGAAAGATGTCTTACCTGTATTAGGTCTAGCACCTATCTCAATCAAGTGTCCTGCATTCACACCTTCTACCTTACGTGTAAGGCTAGGTATGTTAAATGTCCACCTAGCTTCTAAATCATTCTTAGCTAGTAGAGTATCTAAGTCAATGTCATCCCACTCTATGCTGAGATTAGGTGTAAAGTCATCCCCATAATGCTCAAGTATATTACGAAGAGGTTCAAGAGAGGACTTAGCACCATTAACATAATCAAAACCAAGATTAGCAATGTCTTCGCCAACAACTTGCTGAAATAGTTTTGACAATACTTCTTGTGCGATATCTGTTCCAAGCGGTTGCTCCTTCTTTATCTGATGAAACAAACTAGAGTATGCTTGCTTCTGTGCAGTAGTCATTGATGGATTGTTGGACATGAATAATGCTTCAATCTCATCAGGTGTTACTGTTCTTTCATACGTATCCATAGCTTTATCTATGGCACTCTTTATCTGACGTACATCTTTGCTGAATAATCTGTCAGGACATTTAGCACCTCTGTGGTCATCGTAGAATGTTTTGTCCATAAGACTTCTTATTAACGATAGTTCCATTTTGTTGGTCTCCTTCTTCTGTTGGGGTTTAAAAATTTAGTTTCGCAAGACCTGCAAAACCTTCTGTTCTTTCCTACTCTCTTCATATCTTTTTCATAACAGTTAGGACACATATCATCATCAGATTTTTTGTTATCCCATTTTATGTAAGGCATAGTAAATTCTCTATGTCTATTGCATTACGATATTTCAAGTCATCTGTCAATCGAAGAACCTTAATATCATTAACGTATCCTCGTAACTCTTTTGCAAAGGCTAGTGTTTTTGGCAATGCATCAGGGTCTAGTGCAATGATTGCTGTTGAGAACTGTGAGAGATACTGCTTATGTGATTCTGATAATGACGTACCCAACACAGCTAACCCAACATATACATCATTGCCTACAACTGAAGCACTCACACAATCCTCAACAACTACTGCTACCTTACCACATCCGTATGTATAAGGTAGACTATTCTTTCCATATCGTTTCCACTTAGGTAGTCTATTTGTGACTGACCTTCCTACTGCATCCATAGTAGTGCCATTACTTTTGACTAGGAACACGACACGTTTTTCTTTTACATCATAGTGTAGGTCAAGCTCATCTGCATCTAACTTCCATTGTTTGCAGAAGTCTATGACCTCTTCTCTATCTCCATGTGGTACTACAAAGTCAGGTAGATTAAACTCAATCTCTCCTGTGTCCATCACATCAGGTGTGATAGCATCACGTATGTCTTGTACTGACAGGTGTACTCTGTGTCCACCTTTAGTCTCACATGTAGCTTTGTAACAATTCCAAATCACTTTACCTTTGTTGTTTGTTACAGTAAATGTTTTGTATCCTTTACAGACAGGACAGTTGATTCTTTTTGTCATACCATTAGGTACATCTAATTCTTTTATTATTTCATTCATATTATACATTATATATCACTTTCCTTGTCGGCATTTACTTGCTTATACCATGGGTTTTACGTAGTGTCAATGCATTATTTGCAGATTCATACGTATTTTTCATGTAAGGTTTAACAGATTGAGGGTTAGCGTGCCCTGTGACAGACATAATTTGACCCATTGGCACTCCTGCTTCCACCATTTCTGTTGTACCTGTCCTTCTTAAGTCCATCATACGTAAGTCACTAGGTAATTTAGCCATGTCCATCAGTCTTCTGCCTACTTTTGACAGTCTTACTAAGGTATAAGGCTTATATTCTCCACGTACAGGTCGATAATGTGGGGTCACATAGGGTTGAAAACCATATTCTTCCTTCTGCTGAACTAACATTTCTAATAAGTCAAGTGAAATCGGTAGGTGTACTACACTTCTTCTCTTGGACTGTTGCAAATTTAGCACACTTTTATCAAAATCTATACTTGAGAACTGCAATAATCGCATATCTCCTATACGTTGACACCATTCATATGCCATTTGCACTATCAAACCTACATTTCTGTACTTAAAATCACTATAAGCTACGTCTAAAAACTGTATCACTTGTTCCTGTGTCCACACAGTACGTCTAACATGTGTAGATTTACGTTTGAAAGTGGAGAAAGGGTTGCTCTCAGCATATCCCATTTCCATTCCATACGAATAAACCTTACGTGCTACTGATGTAACAGCGTTAGCCAAGTACACGCCACGACCAAGCCATACCTCGTATGCTCTACGTGCTATCGCACCTGACAATTTTGTAAGGTTCAAGGCTGCCAAAGTTTTGCCATCAACTTTTGTCTCTAACAAAACCCTTGCACAATACTGATAATCAACTTTAGTTTTATCAACTAAGCTATTGAAATCGTTAGATAAATAATACTTATCTACTAAATGTTGTAACGAAACCATCGGGTAATAACCTTTCTAAATTTAAATTGTCATACATTTCTTTGTCATCTACTTTTACGTAGTTTGTAAACAAATAATGCTGACTACTTCTATCATGCACATATTTTCCATCTCCTAATGATATACAATACCGATTCCATATAGAATGTACATACTCTGATGGGTCATATCCTTGTTCATATTCAAACTTCCAAGTACATCTCTTTGCATAAAAAGATTTACCATTGGGAGTGCATACATCTACTGTCCAATAATCTACGATAGGTTCATAATACATTACTTCTCCTTACTTTTGTTGAGCAATGCAAGTGCACCATGCTCAATACGTTTGTTATACTCTAACTGATAACCTGTTCCTGCACCTAATGATTGCTTATCTATTAAGTGTTTGTGGTAATGTTCTACACTATCCCACTTCTCCTTTAGTTCCCTACATAACTCATCATACTCTATGTCTTCAATGATT